ATGTTACCTAAATCCAAGATCCTGTTACCTCGGCACTGTATAATCCGCGTCATGGCTACTATCCAACGGCGCGAAACCCTTAAAGGCATCTCTTTCCGCGTCGTTTGGCGCGATGACTCCAAGCAGAAGGTTCGCACTTTTAGCGAAGCCCTGTATGGAACAGAAGCCGAATCCCGTGCCAAAGACTGGAAGGGCGTCATTGAAGCCCACAATGGCGACCAGGAAGCCGCAGAGATCCGCCTGGCCCAGCGCATGGACGATGGTCGCAAACTCTCCGAGGCGTACCAGCACTATATGGATCGCCACCGCGGTACCAAGAAGACGCTGCAGGAGTACGAGAGCTACTGGCGCAACCATGTCGGACCCGCACTAGGCGAGCTCCCTGTCCGACAGATCCGGCCCGACGATATCCGCGCCCTGGTCTACACGCTCGAGAGTAAAGACCGGGCGCCCAAGACGATCCACAACGTGTGTGGCTTCCTCTCGCAGGTGCTCAATCACGCAGTGACGATGGGTTGGGCGATCTCCTCCCCCTACAGCGCGCAGCTGCTGCCGAAGAATCGTGCGATCAAAGCTGAGCGCGACAACTTCCTCACCATCCGTGAGGCGAACATGATCATCGACGCCATGCGCACGCACAACGACGCGACACGGATCCTGCTGGCGACCGGCATGCGGCCGAGTGAGCTCTGCGCCCTCGACGTGGGAGACGTGAACCTCACCGCGCAGCAGCCGAGCATCCGAGTCACCAAGGCCGTGAAGCAGGATCGTGTGGGCGGCGACTACATCGGTGAGCCAAAGTCGAAGCGCTCAGTCCGCACGATCGGGCTGCCCCCGTCTGCCGTCGAGGTGCTCAAGGCCTGGACCGCCGGCAAGGCGGACAATGAGCCGCTGTTCACGCAGTCAGTGGGCCCCGGCAACAATGCCGAGAAGGTGCGGCTCCGTCGCAAGCGGATCTATCAGACCTGGCAGCGGACCGTGGAGAAGCTACGCGCTGCAGGGATAGATGAGGACGGCACACCCCTCCCCCCGAAGCTGTCCAAGAAGCCGGCCCTCTACGCTCTGCGGCACACACACGCTTCCCTGATGCTGGATGCAGGGATGTCGATCTGGCAGTTGTCCCGACATATGGGCCATGCTTCGGTGTCGATCACCGAGACCACCTACGCTCACCTCATGCCCGACGCTCACTATCAAGCAGCGAGCTTCGCGGCGAAGGCAATGGGCGGAGGAGAAGTAGCGCTAGAACTCCAGGCGGTCACGTGACAAGTAAGATTCGATCCAAGGTTCGTGCAGGTTCTAGTAAGGGATTGGTTATGAGGCTTTTGCCTGTTGGCTTATTGGCGGTAGGTGGCTTGTTGTTGTCGGGTTGTGTGCCTTTGTCGTCTTCGGATGATGAGAAGTCTGCGGTGCCGGTTGCAGTGGAGTCTTCTGAACCGGCGGTGTCTGATTCTCCGGAGCCTGAGCCGTCACCCGCTGAGGAGTCAACCCCTTCACAGACTCAGACGCCCACACCTACGCCATCGCCTGAGACGTCCGAGGCTTACCCTGAGCTTGGTGAAAGGGTGGAGGAAGCAGCGCTGTCGGCCTATGGCGTGGATTCGTTCACGGCTATGACTGGTAGCCCGGTGGTTGCGGTGACCGGCTTCGAGGATGTGAACAGTGAGACTGTACGCATCAACGTGCAGGAGTCACTTACTGATGCGGGTAAGGACGATGTGGCCCGCTGGTTCTTTAACATGACGTGCGAGCAGGTGCCCGAGGTGCAGACTTTCGTGGTGCGCGACCTCTCCGGCGTGGACAGCAATCATTACGCGGGCGAGCTCTCCCGAATGCCCGCTTGCCAGTGATCTTTCACCGCCCGCTCCCCGAGATGCTGATCTACGGCGAGCACAGTATCGACCCTGCCGAGGTGCAGTCCGCCCCGTATCGCCGTGAGCCCTACGTCCGCGTGGAGCTCCCGGACCTGGGCACCGTGGACGCGAAGGCCACACGGTGGACCAAGGAGCGCGTGCTCATCCGGTGGGTGAACGCCGACCACGACAACCAGTCCGCCTGGGTGCCCGCAGAGTGGGTTACGCGGATCGACCGGGCCGAGTCGAGTTGGCGGGATCCGTACGACCTGTAGCTAGGCACTGCTTGCCCGACGCTTCACCTTAGCCGCGAGGCTGCGAATGCGGTTGCACTGCTTGCAGGTCTTGTGGACATATCCGTTGCGATCCACGCGTACATAGATGTTCTCGGGGATCCATGGGTGACCGTGTGCACATTTTTCCTTGGTGCGGATAGGCGGGCGCCCACGGCTGCCCCGGACGCCGAACTGCCATTCCGGGAAGGGTGCTGCCCGTTCGTAGTTCTGGTAGTTCGTGACGAGTTCCAGGTGATCCGGATTCACGCACTTGCGGTTGCGACAGAGGTGGTCAATCTGCAAGCTCGGGTCAGGAATTTCGCCCCGGAAGACAAGCCACGCGATGCGGTGAGCTCCGGACGAGCGTACTTTCCCAGCCAGCGTGATGCGGAATCGACCGTATCCGTACCGGTCGAGAGCTTTGTTCCATTCCCAGCAACCATGCGGCGAGACGTCCGTGTTGCGGGTAATCCGCAGTCGAGCGATCTCGGCCTGGGACTCGGGGATGGATGTGATCGGGGTAGGCTTTTTCATAGCCCCTCCTTGCAATCTCAAGTGAGTGGGTCAGGCCCTGGTGAGTGTTGGTAGCACTCTCTGGGGCCGCTCTCATTCTACCTGGCTAATCGTGTTTTGGACACAAAAAAAGCAACCGCCCCACCCTCGAATGAGGATGGGGCGGTTCTGGTTTATCAAGGTTAGTCCGGTTTTGCTCGGGCGACTAAACCTGTGCCAGTTGTAAAAGACCGGCCTGTTTCTTTACACGTCGGCGCAACCTGCAAAGAATCCTTGCAGGTTCAAACCTGGTGCTCGGAGCTGATTGGTGACGCACCCTTCTCCACGGGTGCCACCTTGCGTCGGACCAAGTAGGCAACGACTGCCACGATGGCAACGACGAACGCCTGGGTGGTGGCGAGTTGATCGGCGCTGAGGTCAACACCGAACGCAACCAGCATCGGGCCAAGCGCCACGAACGCTGCGATGATGAGGCCGCCAAGTGCGACGGGCTCCTTGGGTTTAGCTGTCTGTGTCATCAGTACACCTTTCCTGTGTAGCCGCGCAGCTTGGGCATTGCGGATGCTGGTTTGGGGGTGAAGTAGCGGCGCTGATCGTTGAGGAATTCCTTCTCAGCGCGGACGGTCTTGCTGTCACGCTTGTTGTCGATCGCGCCGTCGTAGTAGCCGCGGAGCTTGAGGAAGCGTTGGATCCGCTGGACATAGGCGCCGGCGACTCCCTTGGTGCCAAGCCATTCATGCAGGTCCGAGTACGGGGAGCCCTTGTGCGCGCCCAGCCGGTAGAGCAGTTCCTCCCATGCAAGGTCAAGCTCGGTGGTGCGGGTGCCGTTGAGGGGCATGGCCCGGTCTGGGAAGTTGCCGTGGAAGAGCTTGCGGGAAGCGTCCCCGTTGCCCTTCGCGACGGCGCTGCGTGGGATCCAGTAGTCGCCCACCTGGATCCACCACTTGGTCACCTCAGCGTCGGAGGCAATGAGCAGCGGCTCACCCTTGCGGACTGTGCGCACCTTGCGAGACTTGGACGACGGCAGCGTGTGCAGGGCCGAATGCTTGTCTGCCACACACCAACCCTTGTGCGCCGACTTCTCAGCCGCCACGGGCTTGACACCTGATGCGCCGCGCTCGTACGCCCGGTAGTAGGTGAAGAACTCGTCCCACGGGAAGTCCTTGCCGGGGTCCGTGCGGTCTGCAGGCTGGACCTCTTCGTGGGTGATGAAGCCCTTGTGCCCGTTGTCGGCCTGCCATCGGGTGATGACCTTCGCCGGCACAGTGCCGCGCCCGTTGCGCTTGTGCCACTGGCTGGTGATGTGTGCACCCTCAGCCCCGGAGCGTAGGAGTGCCTTGCGTGCGCGGTCTGAGAGTTTCTTCCAGTCTGCGGCGCGAGTTACGAATGACAGGCTGGATGCGTACCCGTTGATGGCCGGCGCGTGCCAGGTCTTTGTGGAGAGCCCCGAGAGTTGGAACAGCTCATCGTAGGTGTCGCAGATCATGTCGTATGACCCATAGTCACTGCGGCCGCGGATGAATACCGCCAGCGCTAGGTTGCGAGTTCCGGGCGCGTTCTCTGAAGTGTGCATGCCGATCACTGGCCGCGTGTTCCGGTGCCCGCCCTGCTGCTTGGTTCCGTCGAGGTAGAAGCTCATCAGTGACCCACCACCTCTCCGCGTTCTTCTGCTTCCTTCATGCCTGCGACCTGCTCCTCAACCTCTGCACGCTGGTGTTCTGGCAGGTCATCGAGTTCGAGGTCGTGACCGGTGGTGCCCTGACCGTCGTCACCCTCTAGCTCGAGGTCCCGGTCCGGGTCGATCTCTTCTGGCATGTCACTCATGGCTGCCTCCTGGGCAAAGAAATAGCCCCGTCCGTGTGGAGCGGGGCTTGGTGGTTCGGTGTGGCTATTCGCCGGCTGGCGTGTCGGGCAGGTTCGCGATCTGGTCGGCTGGCACACCACCTCTTATGGCGGCGATCCGCACCGAGTGGTAGGCCGATTCGGCTTCACGGCGACGCCGCACCTCGGCGTCGAGTCGTTTCTGCACCTTGTGGGCTTGATCCATACGACCCTTGGTCCAGTCGCGCACCCAGTCGAACAGCTTGATGGCAATGGCTCCCAGAGGACCGGCGACCAGCGCGGTGATCAGTTCGGGGCTCACGTGCAAACCCCCTTATTTGGTCGCTAGTGGTTCTCTGCGACGTGCGTAGGGGCGGTCCCATATCCACATCGCCCTCGCCGTCAGCATAAGTATGGTGAAGCAGACGATGCTTATTTGTAGGTCCCGGTTACCCTCAGCTTCGACCTGGCCGAGCCAGACGACGAGCACGCAGTAGATAATGGTGGCTACCCCCGCCAGTAGGACACCCCCTCGCTCGAGCCAGTTCCAACCGGGTAGGCAGGTCAGTGCGCCGATGATTCCACCAGTGACCAGCATGATTGAAAGCAGGGTCATTGCGACGTTACCGGCGGCGTAGGTGATTGTGAGGGGCGGGTCGGTAAGTGCTGACTGCCCTCCCCAGGTCAAGATGATGTAGCCAATGAACACCAGTAGCGAGATCCCTCGGGGTTCGTTGACCAGGTGCCAGAAGTTCCGTGACGCCTGCCGTGGATGGTGGATTGAAAGGACGACGACGCGGGCCGCCCAGAGGGTGGTCGCCCAGCACCAGGCGACCACCCCTCCCGCTGTGCGCGGCTCCGGTGGCCGCGGTCGGTTTGTCAGATGAGTCTTATGTGGCATCAGATTACCGTTCCTGTTCGTAGCGGCTCGTCGCCGGGGATGTACTGGGAATGCGGCATGGTGGGCTCCTATGTGAGTCGCAGTTGGTCGAGAATGCCAGGTGCCACCACGTGCACGTACTCTCCTGAGAACCGATGCACCAACCCAGCTGGGATGATGGTTCCGGGTGCGAATAATCGCTGGTAGTGCTTGAGTACGCTGGTGTTGCGGTGCTCTAGGAATGACCGCATGGCCGCGGGGTCTTTACCGAACGCGCCCCGCCGCACGGTCTCTGCCCCGTTGTCGTACTTGAATGCCATCCCGATGTTCGGGTTAGACGATGACAGGAACGCGAACGAGTTAGCCTGGTCGGTCTCATCCGCAAGATAGGTGGATGAACCGTCTGTGAGGGTGGCCGGATATTCGTTGCGGAATGACGTCACCATCCGGTCGAAAAGGTCGTTTCGGACTGGTCCCATCATCACGTAGCAGGTCCCCGCCACCAGCTGGGCGAGGGTCTTCCACTTGCCGTTGATGGCAAGCCGACCGTCTGGGTGAATGCGGTGAGATGTCCACACCTCAATCAGGTTCTTCGTCCCACTGTTCGGGTTGCGCCCATAGATGCGTTGCACGAACTCGAACGCTTTGAGCTCCCGAACCTCCCCCACCCCAATGGTTGTCGGGTTAATGGCGGTAGTCCCGTCATAGATCATTGGCGGGTCAGCTGCCACAGAGGTGGGGTGTCCGTGACTGGGGACGAACTCTGTTGCTGTTCCCGGTTCAGCGATCCGCAGCGCGAAGTCCCGGTTAGACCGGGGTGCCACAAGAGTGTCCTTCGAAATGTTCGGAGAGACCACGAGCACAAAGGGCCGTGCTGGTCCGCTTCCTACCCACTGCAGCCAGCCTCTAGCGGGGGTAGAGCTTGGAGGGTTGGCCGGGTCTGCTCCCATGAACTCACCGCGTAGCACGTAGCTGCCCTTCGCCACGTCCTCGAATCCGCTGTTGACGTTGTCGGTGATGTTTGTGCGGTAGGTGGAGATAATCTTCTCTTGGCCCCCTAGGGTGAGCTTCCAGATGCCACCACGGTTGTCGGTGTAGTGCTGGAGGTACACCGAGGAGCCGTCTGTCAGCACCTTGACGGCGCGTTCGAACGTGGCGCCCACGTTCCCGGTCCAAATGGTGGTGGCCTGGGTGTAGGTGCCCGTGGTTGTAAGGTCTGCCCACCCGTAGGACTCGGTGGTCTGACGGGTGACCGCGCCCGCCCAGACTTCCCCGACATACCAGTACTCATCGCCGGGCCGCCCAAACTCGTAGGTCATGTGGGTCGAACCATCCGCAGGCAGGCACGAGACTTGGACGATGCCGGTAGATGTGCGGCGCAACTGTAGGCGCGTGGTGTTGGAGCGCGAGGCCATACCACCGAAGCAGTCAGACTCAGGGCGCACCGCCAACTTATCCGCCGGCGACATAAGCCCTGGGTCGGAGCTTGTTGCCAGTTGAGTGGGCATCGGCCCCTGTGGACCAGTAGCCCCTGGTGAGCCCTGTGGCCCCTGTGGTCCGGTCAGCCCTTGTGGTCCAAGTGGTCCCATGTTTCCGTTTGCGCCGCGGGGGCCTGCCGGTCCGGTTGGCCCCCTAAGACTTGATAGCCACGACTGAATGGTGCCGGTGAAACCATTGCGCACTGCAACCTGGTACGCGTCGGATCCCTCTCTGCCGGGAATGCCTCCCAGTTCGCGAATGCTCGCGAGCTGGGACCACCAGTTAGGGTCTGGCTCGTAGGCCAGCCCTGCTTTTGGGTCGAACCTCACCAGGCTCTCAAAGTCGTGGTCCCCATTGGGCGGGACCAGCACGTTCGTGGAGAAGCTGTAGGTGCCGATCCGCCCACGCACCGCGTAATACCAGTCAGTCCCGCTCCCGAGAATGTTCAGGCTGTTCATCCCAGCGACCAGGTTCATCTTCCTCGGCTTACCGGAGATCACGTCAGGACCGTTCAACACAGGCCGGTTGCCATCCACGTGTTTGGCGGCGAATGAGATCTCACCTGCTTCCGCTGTCCCTGTTGACGGGTCGATTCCTCGTACGCGGATTGTTGTCATTCGGTTTCTCCATCCTGTACGGGCGACCATGCTTCGGGGTCGGTGCCGGGTTCGGTCATATTCAAGTGCTTCAGTGATTCGTGGAGCTGTTCTCCGTGGGTGACGACCGCCCCGTACGGGTAGGAGCACATGAGGTTCTCGGGTTCCACCCAGTCCCCGCCGCCAGCCCTGCCTAGAGCTCCTTGGTACTGCTGCACCAGCTGGTCTACTTGGGCGGGGGTTTCTCGGAGTATCTTGCGCCGTTCGGCCTCAGCCCGCGATGCTTGGGCGCGAGCTTCTACCTGCTCGTCCGTCAGATTTGAAAGGTCATCCATCCGAAGTTCCCTGCCCATCTGCAGTAGCGGTGGTGGTGTGCAGTCGTGCGAATGTCTTGTCCCTGCGCAGGACACCCGCCGCCTGGTTGTTCTGCGCCCCACCAGCCCAGCCTTGCCAGCCGAGCAGTATCGCGGCCCGCGCCTGGGAACCCTGCATCTGGGCGTGCATCTCCTCCAATGGGAGTTGGCGCGTAGAACCAGCGCCGACACCGAATAGGTCATCGAGTCGCGTGCTAGCCGTGCTGGCGTCGAAACTGGCCGGAGGTGCGCCCGTCATGCTGACAAGCCCTGACTGGACGACCTGGCCTGCGCTTGTCGCCCACCGTTGAGGGGTGACGTTGATGTCGACATTCACCAGGGATCCGCCTTGGTTCCATGGTGCAAATTGGACGAGAGTCAGGTAGTAGAGACCGTTAGGCCAGTACCCGAACCTTGGTTCGACGTCGATGCCCTGACGGGTAGCGGTGCCCGTTGATGGGTTCCACGTGTAGGTGGCCGTCTGTGTGACCGAGTAGGGCAGGGTGACCAGGTCTGCCGGTGCCGCTGACTCTGTGGTGGATGCCGGGTTCCGCCAACTCACCCGTCCCCCGTCGCCTGTGCGTGGGCCTAGGTCTTCGATCAGCGCACGCGGGTTGGTGGCAATCGAGTTCGATGAGCCAAAGGTGACGCTGCCGCCGCCGTACCTGCCGACAACGATCTGAACCCGGATCCATCGCTCAGTGGTCGGGATGAACACCTTCCGAAAGGACAGTGACGTCGTAGGCCAACCCAGACCGGAAGGTGGCACGACGCCAGCGACCGTGCCAAGGAGAGCCGTGTTTGAAGTGGGTAGAGCTGGCCGCACTTCTGGGTTCGCGCTGGTCGTGTAGTAGCAGCTCAGGTAGTAGTCCTGCCGGTCCCCCATCAGAAAGTCGGGAATCTCGATCCGGTAAGAGCGACCTGGCTTGACCTTCTTCTCGATGAAACCGATGCCCTGAGGTGACGCTCCGACCGCTCCGGTGAAGGGGCGGACCATCACTCCAGACGCACCAAGGCTGACGGTCTCGAGGATGGACTCGGATGCGGCCGCCTGGGGGGACTCGAACAAGTCGCCCATGAGCGGCTTACCACCAATGGTGGGGTCCCACTGGGAGTTCAGGTGCATCACAGACAGCCCACCGGCTCCGGTGATTGTCACCGTGGGGTCGCCAGTCTCAGAGTCATAGAGCGACAGAAGGTCGCCGCCCGTGAAGTTGCCGAGCTGGATCATCAGGTTGCTGGTGGTCGTGTCGAATACCTGGAGACCCTGACCGGATACCTCTGTGCGGCGGCCCTGCCCAGTGTTGGAGAGGGTGATACCGATAGCTTCGAGATAGCCGATCATCCCTGACATGGCGATGAATTCGTTCATCTCTACTTTGTCAGCGACCAAGTGCAGGATTTGCGCGAACTCTGCCACCATCTCCTCGGTGACATTCAGCTTTGGCACGTCAATGGTGCCGTCCTTCAAGAGAGCTCCACCGATGAAGCCCACCTCTGCGGTGATCTCCAATGCCTGCACTACTGCGGCGCGGAGCAGGTTCAGTACTGCGGTATTGCCGAAGAACTCGTTGACGTTAATCCGGTCAACACCGATCTGTCCCGCCGTGATGCTGCCAGCGTGAAGTTGGATCACCGTGGCGATGCGCGCAGCGAGATCGTCAACATTTATGCGGATCTCGGTTTCTACTGAGGACAACCGCTCGCGTGCGTCCTCGACGCGCTGCTCATTCTCGGCAAGCTCCTGGGCCAAACCTGGAAGCGTGTCAACGTTGAGTCCTGCTAGGGCTGCTTCGAGCTCGGCTTTAGCGGACTGCCATGCGGCTGTGGATTCATCGATCCTCTTCTGTGCTTCCTCGAGCGCTTCCCGGATCGCGTCTGTGTCAACAAGCGAAACGATCTCCACTGACGATGCCGCAGACATTTCACCCTTGGTGGTGCGGTCTTGCCCGACCAGGCGGAGGCGCACAAACCATGTGCCCGGTGTGGGGCAAATGATCGTGGTCGCCCCACCTTGACGGTCACGGATCGTGGACGCGAGATGGTACTCAGACTCTTCTGGCTCCGAACCATCTTCTGAGAAGACCGACAGCACCTCTGTGTGGCCGTGGACCTCCCAGGTCGGAAAGTCTGTCGTGCCACCATCCCAGGTGACCTCCACCGCGCCCAGATCACCTGCTGCGAGCAGAGGTGCGGTCGGTGTGGGTTGCGCGGGAGAGTCGCGCACAAGACCACCGAAAGACCCGTCTGGCTGCTTCCCGAACCCACCCTTGCTCACACCGAAACGGTCGAACATCTCCAGCCACGTGTCCTCAAGAGACGCGTAATCCAGACGTGACGACACCGTGGTGTTTCGGGACTGGTTCTCAAGCTGGGCCATCTTCTCTGCGGTCTTCTGCACGAATGACTTGCCCACGATGAGCCCCCTATGTGGTTAGCCCCAGCGCTCCAAAGTCAGAGCCACCGAGTTGTCCGACAAGCGCCGCTCCATGGCGACAATCCGGCACTTCTGTGAATGGTTGTTATCCCAGGCGGTGCGACCTTTGACCCAGATGATGTCGCCCTTATCGAACGTGCCCACCCGCGCTGCCGGTGAGTCCATGACCCGGCAGGTCGCGATGAACCGTTGCTCCCGGTCGGCCTTGTTGACCAGCTCCTGGGCCAGCGCTTTGCACCGTTTATTGCTGGTGAGCCCCTGATCGGTGACCACCTTCACGGTGCGGTGCCTGTAGGTCTCTTTACGGGCCGCTTCACCGCGTCGCTTCTTGGAACCATCACCATTGCCGAGAACCAGCACGTGGGTGAAGAAGTCCTCGTCTTCTGGCTGCTGTGGCTCGGTGACGTTGAACCCGATCTCGAAATGGTGATCCTCGCGTGGGACCGCCTCGATGCGGGGGTAGCCCAGACGGATTCTGAACTGTGGAGGATCGTCCGTGTCCCTGTTCATGGTGGTCTGTTCAGCCCACTCAAACGGGGTCTCTGCAGCTAAGTCCTCGAGCTCCTTGTACAAGTCTGCGGTGGACCACCAGTTCAGCCGGTAAGGACCAGAATCAAAGGACACGTCCTCACCGTCTCCGGTGGTGAACTCCGTCGTGGTTTCCTCTGACCCCACCCACTCGGACTTTGGTGTCACCGTCTGATCGACGCTGATGTTGATGGTCCCTGGCTGGCCGGTGACGTAGTCGAAGAGCTTCCGGACGATCACCATCGGGTCGACCTTCACCCCGTCATACTTCGGCGCATCCCACGGTGTTTCCTTCAACACCCAGCCGAACCCGACACCAGTGATGGCAAGGACGTCTTGGGATTGCTCGACCTCGTCTTCCGCCTCCACGATGAACGCTTGTTGACGTTCCCCGTCGTCCGCGATGATCAGGGTGCCACGCCGGCGGATCAGTGGGGCGACACGATTCGTTCCCTCAATGCGGACCTGCCTGTACGCCATGGCCCGTTTCAACGTGCCAGTGAGCTCATCCGGCTCATTGATCGCCTCACGGATCACCACGTCACCCAACGGCACGTCACCGTGCAACGTCTCTAACTCAGGGAGGGACAGCGCAACATACTTCACGGCCCCACCCCCTAAGCGTTCGTTGGATTCTCCACGAATGAGACACGCACCCGGTAAGCAGCAAGGTCAGAGCTCACACTCAGGCCACCGGATCCAGTGGTGCGGCGGACCTGGAAGCGGATAAACGCCCGCCGGCCGCGATCGTTGTTGTCCAGCTTGATCGTGCCGAACGCGGGAAGGCTGAACCTTGACCAGGCGTCAGACTCGTTGAACGGGACACTGTTCGTGTACTTATTCCCCGTACCAGGCGAGAATGAGAACCGGGTCTCCCCGTTCACATTCCCGGACCCTGTTGCCGCAGCGCCAACGATTTCCCCGTCGAGCTTCACGTGGGTAGCCCACTGCGGGATGATGATGCTGTTGATCTGATCCAGCGACACCCACTGGGGTGTGCTGAACACGTTGAGCGTCTGTGACGACGCGGGGCGCTGCACCACACTGTCCTGGGCTGACCGTTCCACCGCCAAGAAGCGAAGGTCGGTGATCATCGCATTGGTGATCGTCTGCGTATTCGCCGGGACCACAACCCTCGCCAACGGGAGGAACGGCCTGGATAAGCCGAACTGTTCCGCCCGATTAGCAGAAGATGACGCGTTCTCGATCACATGGAACGACCAGAACTGGTGATCCTCCAGTTGCTGGTCCGACATCGAATCAGCGGTCCCCTCATACTGGGGGTCATTGATCACAATGCCGACCACGTCTGTGCGCGAACCAGAAGAGCCCGTCGCCCGGATCGGCACAGTGTTCGTCTGATACAACGCCTTGCCGTAGGACTGCCACGGCGCCGAGGTGTAACCCACACTCCCGCCCGGTGTCGCCGCAATAGCGAACCCACCAGGCATCACACGAACACTCGCACCAGGAGTCGACTGGGCACGAACCTCCAAAGAGGACGGTCCAACAATCCCCGTCTGCCCACCCGTGTTGATCCACGTCTGCTCACGGGCCAACTGCGGATCATGATCAGCGCCACTAACCGCCCAGACCACATTTTCATTCGCCATACTGAAGACCTCCTAGGCCAAAGTCGAGAAAGCCTCACGCCACTGAATCAGCGCGGAAGACGAATTAGTCGGGTCAAGAGCCGAGAAGAAGACGTTCTCCTCCCCCGGCTCCAAGAGGATCTGGGACAACGTGGAGCGACCGTCCAAAGCGCCGAACCGGTCGATACGCCGGTCAGGGTTGTCGTCCTTCCAGGACTGGACTGTCCCGGAGAGCGGGTCGATCTCGAGGTGCTCGTCGTAAGCAAGCACGACCTTCGATTTCAGGCCCACATGCCAGCCTCGGTTGCCGTTCAAACTGAATGACGAGCCGGGACCATGGAACGTGATCACAGGGGGTGTAGGTTCAGTGCCGCCGACGCTGAGGAACCCTGCCCTGGAGCCGGTCGCACGCTCAGACCGCAACGGGAACCGAAACGGTGTCCGCCACCCTCCAGACGACGACTCCGGCAGCTTCGTCAGCCTGGTCTCATTCGGCTCACCACCGCTGAAAACCAGCGGCTCAAACTGCTTGAATTCACACGTGATGCGACCAACACCGGAACGCATCATCGCCCCGAACTCCGGGTCATCAGACTGACGTGGCCGGCCATACACGCGCCGCCACGTCGGATCATCAACCGTCTGGAACTCCAACGGGAACAACCGGCCCGACTCATCGCGCAGGCTCTTATTCCGCCACGCCGTCAAGAACAACGCCGCAGTCTGCTTCGCCTCCCGCATAGAGTCCCGGTTCGTTGCCAGGTCGAACTTCAAGATGCGAGCACCCAGAAAATCTCGACCCGGCAACAACCCGTCACGACCCTCACGCTCATAATCCGAATCCCGGATATCCGTGTGCGCGAAGTCCACACCACTAATCAGCATGTCCCCGGCGCGTGAGCCAGTGTGGCCAACCTCGAGTCCTTGAAAGCGGATACGCATTAAACCCCCACTCTCTGAGCTCGCCGATAGAATCGCTGGAAGTCACTCGCATCCTCGTACTGCGAGCCAGCACTATGAGCGTGATAATGCAGCTGTTCGGCCAGACCACCACCGCCGGACTCAGCGAGCCGGTTGAGGTTGTCGAACTGCTGCTGGTTGAAGATGAACTCATTGCCGCCCGTGTTGTTGAGCACCTGAGAGATACCCTGGGGCAGCAGTCCGCCCTTGTCGCGGAATAGTGAGTTCACTTCACCGGGGTTGTAGAACCCGCCTGGGTGCCGCTCGAAGTGCAAGTGGCTACCCAGTGAGCCGCCGGTGTTGCCCTGCCGGCCAATGATCTGACCACCCTTGACCGTCTGACCCGGCTTTACCGCATACCCGTTCAGGTGGGCATAAGCGGTGTCGAACCCGCCGTGGTTCAGGACGATCAGGTTTCCGAGCGTCCCGAAGCCACCGGATGCACGCTTGACCACGCCACCCCATGCCGCACGGACAGGAGAGTTATGCGCTGCAGCGAAGTCCACGCCGTGGTGATAGTTGCTGTACGCGCCGGCCAGGTTACGCGGACCAGCCCACGATGTGATGACGCCCTGTGAGGGCCGGTTGAACCCACCAGGGTTAGCGGTGAAAGTGCCCTCGTAGTTGCCGCCAGCAGACACCTCAGTGTCCTTGCCGCGGATCCAGTCGAGAACCTCATCGACGCCCCAGTTGATGAGCCCACCACCGAGCTTGCCCATGGGACCAAACTCGGTCGCATGGTCCGCGATACCCGAAGTGAACGGCTTGATGAACTTCTCAGCCGTGTTAGCCAGACCGCCGCGGACCCAGGAGAACGCAGACGCCACGGTGTCCTTGATCCAGCTGCCGAAGCCGCCCAGTGGCAGACGATGCTGACCTTCTTCGACATCTCCACCCGTTATGAGCGTCTTCCGCCAGTCATAGACGCCTTTATGACCGCCCATGGCTTTCACCTCGGCGGCGGTGAGAACATGCTCTCCATTCGAAAGCTTCGCAACGACGTCGTCCGACGTCCCACTTCCAGGTCCCCGGACAGCACCACCCTTCGCGAACGCAGGGATTTTGCTGATCTCCCCAAGCCGCGCATCCGAGTTGACCGCTTTGGCGACCGAATCAAACATGGCTTTGATGCCGTCATTCCAGACGAAATCGATCACAGAGTTGATCGGCTTGCGGAAGAAGTTCGCAACCTTCCGCCACGCCTTGTCGATAGCCGACACGCCATCCTTGACCATGTTGACCACATCGTTCTTCACGAAGTCGCCCACGGCCTTGAATACCGGCTTTAGCTTGTCGTTCCAGAAGCCCGAGATGCGACCGACCAGCCATGACCAACGTTCGCTGATCCAACCAAGCGCGGGCTTGATGTAGTCGCGGTAGAGGACTCGAATCGCGGCGCCGAACCAATCAAGGACTGGTTTGACGTACTGGTTGTACTTGTCGCGCATCCACAGTGCGGTGGTCATCCACTTATTAGCGATCCACCCGAGAACGGGTGAGATGACCGAGTCCCAGACCCATCGCATAATCGCGCCAAGCCGGTCTATCACTGGCTTCAGTATCGAAACCCATACGAACTGGACGGCGGTTGCCATAACTCCGAATGCGAGGCCAATGAATCCGAAGATCGGTTTAGCGATGGTGTTCCAAAGCCATCCAATAATGGATGCGACCGCGTCGAAGACAGGCTTAATGAATGCCAGCCAGATGCCGGTCAGGATTGTGCCCATGTTAGAGAAGGCGAACCCGATCCGCTGGAACATGGGCATAGCCACGTTGGTCCACAGGAACTTGATGATGTCGATCAGCAGGGTGAATACTGGCGCGATGACGCCGTTCCATACCCAGCCGAGCACGCTCCCAAGGACACTGAACGCTGTGCCGATGAACCCGAATATCGGGCTGGCGATGTTCGTCCACAGCCACGAGATGACCGAACCAATGGCGCTGAATACCGGGCTGAGGATCGTAGTCCAAGCCCAAGAGATGCCAGTGACAACCGCGTCGAACGCTGTCTTCACGTAACCGAAGACGGTCTGGATCGCACCCCACAACCACGTCGCGCCGGCTACGATCCCAGACCATGCACCCTGCAACATCTGCCACACCCAGGTAGCCCCGGTCACGATCCCGGACCAGACCTGCTGGAAGATCGGCAGAGCTGTACCCGTGAACCATGAGGCAACACCAGCGGCGGCGTCCTTGATCCACTGCCACACGCCAGCGATAACACCACCCTGAGTGGTGGACTGATCACGGAGGGTCGCGAACCAGGCGCCCAAGACGCCGAGCTTCTCGCCTACCCAATCAAGTGCGACACCAACCACGGAGAACACAACATCCGCCAGCCAGGTCAGTCCACGAGTGAGCCAGGTAAGCGCACCAACGGCGAGCTGAATCATGACCGAAGTCAGCTGGATCATCATCTGAGCCAGCCAAGTGAGCGGGGTGATCATCCAAGAGATGACCGTGCCCAGCTTCTCCATGATCCCGGTCGACTCGCCGCCGCCCGAGAACAGGGTTGAGAACAGGTCCCCCAGTGCGGAGCCGAGATCCTTGACCATCGGCCAGATCGCCTGGAACGCGCCAACTAGGGAGCCCCAGATCGTAGAACCAAGATTGCCCAGGGACTCCCGGAAACGCTCGCTACCAGACCAGACAGCAGCCAATGCTGTAGCGACCCAGCCGATGGGACCACCAATAAACTTGAGGCCGCCGCCCAGTTTGGAGAGGCCGGCTCGCATCAGAGCCATTCCGCCACCGGCGTCACTTGCTGTTTTTGCCAGTCCGCCGATCCAACCAGCGACGGTCCCTGTGGTCGTGATGAGCGAACCCATCACGGTGACAATCTTTCCGAGCACCAGAAGTACAGGACCTGCTGTCACAGCCAGTCCAGCGAGGCTAATCAGAGCCTTCTGCTGACTACCCTCAAGGTTGTTCCACCATGTGACCGCACCGCGAATGTTCCGGATGAGACCAGTGAATAGCTCCCCGAACTTCACCCCCCATTCGGCAGCCGTGTCACCAGATACATCGACCAGAGCAGTGAACTCCGCCATCAACGGCTTCATCTGCGAGAAGAAACCGCCACCCTTGCCGCCCGCATCCAAGAATGATGCGCCAACACGGTTCACAGCCGCCCACACGTTCGCCCACGCCGCCGTGAACGACTCAGCACCCATAATGGCCGCCGCGCCGCCCAAGTTATCTTGGACCGCCTTCAGGTACATCTCGGAGGAGATCTTGCCCGCCGAAGCCATCTTGTAAACCTCATCCGAGGTCAGGCTCAACTGCTCACCCAGGTACTGGACGATGGGAATACCCCGGTCGCCCAACATCATCAGGTCACCCGTGTAAGCGCGCCCCGATGTAGAGACCTTGTTGAACATCGAACCCATCTCAGCGAGTGATGTCTCAGCGATAGCCGCAGCATCACCAGTTGAGGTCAAGTACGCCTCGAGTTCTTTACCCGGCTTGATGCCAGCGGCGACAGCAGAAGCCGCAACAGTGGCAGCCTCGTCAAGACCGAAGGAGGTTCCCTTCACCGCTGCGAGTGCGTTCTCCATGATCGCTTCGACAGATGTCGCGTCGTGGCCCAACGCCTTCAACTTGGCCCGCGCAGTGTCGATACCGACCAGGCGCCGGAAACCGCCCGCCACCACAATGCCGCCGATCGCGGCCGCCGCGCCCGCAGCAGGCAGGGTGATGTTCTTCGTCATCGTGGAACCCACCGATGAGATCTGCTGTCCCACCTTCTGGAACTGAGTCCCAAGCCCCTTTAACTGCTCCCCAATGACCGGGAACGATGCGCCCACTTTGTGGAGCGTGGTCTGTTCTTTCTTCAGGGCAGACTCGTGGGCTTTGGTGGCGGTGGTCGCCGCATCTTTGGCCTTGGTGACGGACTTCTGGGCCTCTTCGATGGCGACCAAGGATCCACGGTGTGTGCGGCGGGCCTTGTCCAGGTCCGCCTCAGCCTTGAGCACGTCGCCTGCGGACGCTTTGCCGGAGTCACGGACCTTCTGCAGGTTCTCCTCGGCCAGCACTACGCGTGCATGGGTAGCTCCTTGGGCCTGTCGTGCGCGGGTGAGCTGCTCCTCAGCTTTACCGATGTCGCGGGTGGCAGCCTCGACCTGCTGCATCGCCCGTGTGGATCCCGCCGTGATCGAGCCCCGGACAGCTTCACGTAGGGATGTCTGGATCGGCTTCGCCATAGATGCGGCCGCCATATTGCCCAGGCCCACAAACTGCTTACTGACAGCCTTATGTGTTCCAGAGAAGGTGGGCACCACACGTACGGAAACTGAACCGATCACTGAAGACATGTGGTGCCCTCCTCTATGGTGTTATTTCGGCAAGTTGCTCGCGTACCAGACGCGACGCATCGCCGGGTCGATAGGTCCTGGTCTAGACACTTCTTCGAACTTCGGGTCGGGCTCTGCCGGCGCTTTAGGGGCCGGCTTCCGAGGTGGTGCGGGGTCGCCGGACAGCTCCTCGGCGGGGACGCCAAGTCGCATCGCCCAGCTATCTGCCATGGACTTCTCGCGCACCTTCCGGCGACGCTCCATAGCGGTCTCCGGCATCGGCCACGGCTCCGGGTACTTCGGCTTAGCCGACTTATTCCCATTGGCTCGCGCCGAGATGACCGGGGCCTCCGCCAAGATCTTCTTCAAGGTTGTGTCCATGCTGATCAGCAATGACTCCTTGAAGCCGACCTGTGAGTAACGCAGCCTCGGAGCTTCGCCCTCTTCTTCATCGCGGTGCGCCTCCAGCTCAAGCAGGAGGTCCGCCATCTCTTCGTCCTGAGACATGGCCTCACGGAACCGTGAGTACGGGTCAGGCAAGTCAAGGATCCGGTCGAGGAGCCAGCCGAAGCGGCCCTCTCCCAGCTCCTCGTCCAAGTCGATCCCGTACTCGGTCAACAGGTCCGACGTGATAGGACGCCGGTACCTGTCGAGAAGGTCCGCTAGGCCTTGGATTCCCCCAGGTCACCGGACTGATCGCGCACCTCGGTGGCGACGGCCATGATGATGTCCATCAGGTCTTCCATCGTGGCGTCGTCCTCATCTTCGAGAATCTTGTCCAGCGCCTCAGCACCATCGATCGCGTAGATCTCAAACATGACCTCGATGTCTGCGTTCTGCTCAGCGACCGCGGCGCGCTTCATCTCGCGGAGGCCTTTGCGCCCCTTCATCCCCTTCATGGGGTTCTGGAACTTCACGACGTTGCCCTTGCTCGTCTTGTACTCGATGGGCTGCGACTTCGGGCGGCGGTCGCGCAGGGATGACAGTTCGATGCTCATTGGGTGTTCTCCTTCGTTAACGACGAAAGGCCCCCGTGTGGAGGCCCTACTGATTGGGTGTGGATGGTGTGAGGGGTGCCGCCGACCACCCAATGAATCGACGGCACCCCGGCATAAGGAGAGGGCGACCTAGTCAGTCGCCCTCCGGGTCCTCGGGGGTATCGGGTTCGCCCGGTTCCGGGTCCGGCTCAGGTGCTGGCTCGGGTTCCGGTTCCGGGTCGGTCAGTTTCCCTCGGCCCAACCCTGGTTCTCGAGGCTCGCGAAGAACGCCGTGCCGCCAGAGATCTCAATCTCGGGGGTGTTCAGCTCTTCGTCCACGAACCGCTTGAACGTGACCTCACGGTCGATCGTGGTTTCGTTGCCCCACTGCTCAGCGCCGGCAGACTGGACCTTCACGGTGGGAAGGATCTTCGCCTTCAGGTGCTCGTTGCCGGCGGGTCCATCCCGGTAAACCGAGATCATGGTCCACTCTTCGTGGCGGGGGAACGCAGGCTTGTACTTCACCAGCTCGTTTGTGCCGACCTCCAGGTCGCGGTAGTCCGCACCATCACACAGCTCGTTGATGACCCGCTTGTCCTCCTGGAAGGTCACCGAGAAAGTGCCCTCCGAGGACTGAAGATCCTCGCGGGTGTTGTCGTAGTAGCCGTGCGACGGGGTGCCCTCAGTGGAGTCCTCCCGCTCGAAGCTGAGACCGTCAGCGGTGATGAGGCCGCCGTACTGGAAGCCATCGGCAATCAGGTCCACCAGCTCGTTGTTTGCGGTGAACAGTGTCACCGGCACATCACCCTCTGAACGGCGACGCCAGAACGTGATCGATTCGACCGCCTTGCGACGGTTGCTGCGGCGATGCCCGGCAGCCTTGTGTGTGTCAAAAGTGACCATTGGTATATCCCCTTACAGGACGCGTTTGCGGCGAATAACTATTGCGGTATTGGGCGTGACCGTAGATCCACCGCCGCAGAGGCAGGGAATACGGAGTCATTGGGGTAGTTGATCGCGGAAGGACCGACCCTCTGGCGAATACTGTCGAAGTAGAAAGCTGCCGATGTCTGGGATGCGGGGGTCGTGACGCCATGCCCGACGATCATGGAGAGGATCGCCTCGGCTATATCTTGCGACTCAAGCGGGGACCTGCCATAGACAACCAGCCGGACCTCTTCGACCCGTTCCCCGTCGCCTTCGGTGACGTTCATCCGTTGCACGTGGACCACGGCGCGACTGGTGTTGTTGAACACGTCCTCGGGCACTTGCACCACGGGGTGCAACGGGAGGCCGGCGTACTCTTCCCCCCGGAGCAGCGACACGACGCCGCGCACCCCATCCGGGTAGATCAGGTTCTCCATCAGCCACCGCCTCTCATGACGTACTGGTTGGAGATATTCAGCAGGGTCCGACGGTGCACGTCGCCCCATGCGCGCTCGGTCTCGACCACCTCGGCGCCGGCACGCGCTGTCGCGTTCCAGCCGCCCGTCACCGTCCGCTCGGCCGACTCATACCGGCCCTTGCCTTCACGGTTGGCCTGCGCTGCCATGTCAGCAGCGATAGAGCCCATGGCGCGACCGACCATAGAAGAGTTCATAAACTCGGACATGCCCTGCGAGTTCGGTGTGTACTTCGCGCTCATGACGACCACTCCAGATTCACGACGGTTCCGAGCCGCCAGTGATTCGGTCGGCCCACCACCGACCACACAGAATCGGATCCGGTAGGTTCAGGAAGCCGAACGCGCTCATCGGATCGAATATCGACGTGCTCGTCCCAGAAGAGCTGTGCCCGATGGGTTGAAGCCTCGGATAGCATCTGGTCTTCACCAGAGGCGCCGGGTGCGAATATCGCCTCTGGGAGTTCGCCGGCGTCCTGCCAGTTGTTCGTGGTCTGGCCCCACTCGTCAACCCCGCCTCGCAGCAGAGTCGGGGTGCGATAATCCGCTTTCGGATGCCGGTAACGGCGTCTGCGGTTGTGCCTCACACCGCCACCCCCTACAAGTAGTTCGGCCTCACGGAGAACGCCCGACGGCCAGCACCGCCACCAACCGTGAGGTCACGTCGATCCTGGTCAGTCAGTCGCAGTTCACCGGGTGTGTCACCAGCGAACGTGGTCGATCCTGAGAGTGGGCCAGTGGAGTCCTGGATAGTCCTGATCCCGTCCGGGTTACGGAGACGGCGGATCACCATCCCGGCCACGACGCGCACCACGCGCAGCTTCGGTATCTCATTCGGGACCTGGGCGGTGAGCTTCGGGAACGCCGTCTGCGCGATGTCCTCAGCGTCGAGAATCAAGCTCTCGATATCGTCGTCACCGTAGTCCGCATCCGCGCCGAGCGCCCGCTTACGGACATCTGCGACTTCAGTCCACAGCTTCGGCATCCTCGGCCTCCACCTTCTTCGGGCGACCCCGCTTCGGCTTCGAAGCCTCAGGCTCGGGGGCACTCTCGGGCTTCGACGTGGCCGCTGCCTGGAGCAGGGACTCGTGCACTTCGACACCGGCGGGGACATCGTCACCCTTGGAAAGCGTCACGCCCTTACCCAGATGGATCACGCCAATCAGGTCTTCACGAATCTTTGCCATGCTGCCCTCCAGGTTCAAAGTCATCGGGTACGACGAGAGGCCCCATCGAGTCACACTCGGGGGCCTCTCGTCGGTCTAGCTATTCAGTTATGCGTGGGCTCAGAGAACCTTCGCGGAGAACGACAGGTTCGCGTTCTTCAGCAGCGGCAGCACCGTGGCGTTCGCCCGGATGATCTGAGTGTCCGGGTCGTTCTGCCGGTAGGTGCCCAGCACGATCCCCGACGGTCCGCCCGGAAGCGACTCGTAGTCGCCCTGGGGGTCCGAGGTGGCACCCCACACGGTGGAACCAAGAGCGTCGACGCCGCGAGTAGCGAAGACGACATGCTCCTGCGACAGTGAGCGACCGGGGTGCACGGTCAGCGCCGGCAGACCATGAGAGGCCAGCACGGAGCCGAGCGACTCCTGAGAAACGAACGTGGTTGATCCCAGGTAGTCCCGGATCGCCTGGTTCCGCATCAGGGCGGAGACGACACGGCGAGGGACGATCAGATCGGTCGGCTCTTCACCGTTCTCGGCCACGTACAGGTCGCGCCAGATCTCCAGATCCGCAATGGGATCCGCGTTCTCGGCGCCCCACAGGACCGCAGCGTTGGCGGTGAAGTCAGGACGGCGACCAAAGTCGACCACCTGCGCCCCACCATCCTCAAACTCCACCCGCAGCGCGCCAGTCAGGAGAGCCTGACCACGCAGAGCATCGAGATCCGTGACCATACGGCGCACCAGGTTGCGGATGATCGACTGAACACGAGTGTCCAGCGCCTCATCCCCCACCTCAGCGCGACGGCCCAGGAACTCGAGCTCCCCGATCGACTCCTTGATCGACTGCGGCTGCAGGAACGCCGAACGACGCTCCCCGCCAGCAGTGTGAGCCCGGTTCGACTCCGCATCGAACGCACGGAACGTGGACCCCTTCGAGTCCTGCTTCGCGTCCACGGTGAACTCCACCGCGGGCTTCGTGGTGGTCTCGGCGGGGAGGATCTGAGCAGTGATGCTCTGTTCCTCCAGCGCCTGCTGCACACCACGCGCAGAAGCAGTCAGCTCAGCCGGATCCACATCGTAAAGAAGGTTGTCACTCATCGTCTATCACTGACCTTCCGGGGTCGATGCGGACGCCACAGGCGCGTTGAACGTGAACGCCGAACCGGCAGGAGGAGTGAACTCCTCGTCCGGCAGGTTGTTCACCTTGATGTCACCGTGGATGACCACAGCGACCGGGTAGTCGCCGTGCTCCAGCGGGTAGTCGTTGTACAGGAAGCCGCGCAGAGTGCCGCCCGCGTAGGGGACAGCAAGCTGGTCGCCATCGAGCTGTACCGCGGTGCCAGACGGCACCGAGTCACCCTCGAAAGCATCAGCCTTCAGCACGTGCGTCTTGCGAATGTTGTGATCAGAGCCCAGCCAGGTGCGGTCATTAGCGCCCAACTCCGGCCCATGATTCTTGAAGTACGCCATGAAAGCGCTCCTTAATGGGTCTTGGCCTGCTCATAGGCCTTTTGCTTGACTTCGTCATAGGTAGGACGCTGCGGCTTCTCGCCACCCGTCCCAGCGGACGGAACATGACCCTGCGGCTGTTGACCCTGTGCGCCCTGCTCGCCGCCCTGTGCGGTCGCATCACCCTCGCCAGGCTTGCCGCCACCCAGTGAGCGCACGTCGTTGAGGAACTCGTCAGCCGCAGCCTCTAGCTCCTCCTCGGACTCCCCCGACAGGTACTTAGCCGGCACGTTCTTCTTGTGCGCCACCTTCGTCACCAGGAGTGCGCGTTCACGCTCCCCCACAGTCGACTTGAGACCGCTGATCTCCGTGTCGCGCTCAGCCACCGTGGACTTGAACTGATCCCGCTCCTGAAGAGCCGACGCCTTCTCGGCCTCAAGCGCGTTGATCTTGTTCAGCTTCGGAGCCAAAGCGTTCTGGATGATCCGGTTCAACTCGTCCTGGTTCGTCGGGAAGTTCTCAGGGTTCACATGGTCTTCAGACATGGTCGTGTCCATCCTTTTTCGTGCGGAGTTGTGGCCTCCTGGGCCTGAAACACCGATTACGTCGGTTACACGCCAACCCGCAGGTCGGAAATCTAGAGCAGCTCAGCCCGGAGGTTGTCGAGCTGCCAACGGTTCGCGTCGATCCACTCGCGGGTCCGCTTCTGATGGTTATCGAGGATCCGTTGCGCCTTCGCCCGGTCCGCCGGACTCAGGTCGGGGTTGTTGGCCCGTGCGCGGACTGATCCCATCCGCTTGGACGCCTCGTACGCCCGCACATCTACTTCAGGCGCGGTGGGATCCCATGAGGGGGCCGCCCGGCACCGGCAGTGGTCATGGGACGCGAAGTCAGCAGTGGCTCGCTTGTAGACCGCGCCGCGACCGGCGAGCATGACGCAGAAATCGCACCCGTCTGCCCGGGCGATCCGATTCCACCCGACAGCCCTGGTGTCCCGGTTGACGTTCTCCCGGATCGTTCCCCGAGAGACGTCCTCAACCTGCCGCACCAACGCGCCAGCCAAAGACTCGAACGGTGACACGCGACCCACCTCGAACAACGCCCCGGCCGCGTACCGCACATTCCGGCGCACCACATCGGGATCAGGCAATGGACCCAGACGGGCGGAGAAAGTGCCGCCCAGCTCCGAACGGCGAACCCGCTCAAACCACTCAGCAGACCCCGCAGCCATCAACTGACCACGCCGATCCACCAACGTCGGGGCGACCTCCAGAAGCGCATCACGCGCCACTGCCGGGGCTGCGGAACCAACTGACCGGCCGAGTGACCGCAGCTCAACAGCGATACCCGCTGTAACTGAGGCGTTGAACCGCGTCAGCTCATCAACTTGCGCAGCAGTGACCATTAGCCCTCCACCAGGCCATCACGGATCGTGACGGGCACAGCGCCGGGCCGCATCTGCACTTCAGCGATATCCAGAGAACCAGCAGCGACCTTCGCAGCGGACTCCGGTGTCGCACCAGAGCGCACCAGGATCCCGAACGTGTTCGCACGCTCGGACAGCTTCACCTCATCAACAGGCTCAGCTGAACTTGAAGCGCCACCCTCCAGCAAGCGGTCCAAGATCGAACCGCCAGCGGCCCGCTCATTCTCGAGAGCAATCGCTTCAGCCGCCTCCTTGGAGATCGGCAGTTCCGCCAGCGTCGAAGCAGACCCCGGCTGGAAGTTCCCAATCTGCGTCTGCTGGTGAACCATATTCGACTGCTCAGCCATCGAACGAGTGCGCGGATCCTCCCAGCGCGCAGTCAGGCCACGCAGCTCGGCGTAATCCGCCGGCTCGAAATCGCCGTGAATCAAGCTCAGAGCATTCAGTGCCAAGGCCCGCCGACCGCGCCCCAGGATCGGGTTCTGCGCCTTCACATTGCGCACCAAGTCAACTTCTTTGGCCTCAATGGCCTGGGCTGAGGTTGGGTTCGAATCCTGAGCCACGCCGAAGTAGTCGATCGGAATCGAAGATTCACCCGAGCACGCCGCGCCCAGCAGCCGGAACTGCTCAGAGAACGGCAGAAACGACAACTGCTGGAACGAGTGCACGCCCGCACGCCGCAGCGAGTCGGGCATATTCTCATCGTCCTCTGGGGTCACATCTGGCAGGCCGTTCACCGCGCCCATCACGACATCCCAGGGGGACATCTCGCGACCAGTTTTCGGATCCGTGAATGCCTCAACACCAGCCCCGAGGAGCAGAACTCGCGGGTGCATATAGATCTGGGCTGCGACCTCCTGCCGCAGCAACGTTCGAATGCCAGCAAGAGTAAGGTCCATGATCGGCTGCGTGATCCGCGACCGACCAAACGGCTTACCCAGCGTCGCGCCATGCACATGCACCGCGCACTGAACCCGGCGGGTGCCTGTCCGCGCCTCATTGACCTTGATCCAGCGGCCATCAGCCGCACGAATGCAAGACACCACCCGATACGGGAGATAGAGATTGAACTCGGACCGCCCCGTGGTCTCCAGCGCCGCAGTAACTTCACCGGTTCGAGGGTTCAGCTCCGCAGTAGCAGTCCTCGCCGTACGCGCAGAGAAGACCACCAGCGGCTCCCCCGCCAGCACATCGCCCGGCGTGGAGAACACGAACGAGCAACCCAGCTCATCCGCCGCTTCAATTACCTGCGGCTCACGAGACGCATAGTCGTTGTCCTCGAATACCGACTCAATATCTTCAAGAAGCGATGTCGGAGTGCGAGTACTAAACCCAGTGGGCACCTGACGGGCAGCAAACGCCGTGACCGCCTTCTTCGGCCACGACAACATCGTCATGAACCGGTCCATCCCAGGAGGGATCTCCACACCCAGATGCCGGAGCTTCACATCAGACTCCGAGTAATCCACCCGCAGCGTGTTCCGCTTCGTTCGGGCATGAATCACCTGGAACATGCGAGAAGCGAGAGTCGCCTCATCCTCAGTCAGATAATCAACCATCAGCGACCCCCTCTCCTTGCCGGTACGCGACCATGCGACGCACGGCCTGACGCTCTACTAGATTTCGACGCGCCCGGATTACGTTTCGTTGTCACAGCGCCCCAATGGGCAAGAGTGGCCGCCTCGAGCAGCGTCACCGTGAACCCATCCGGGGCCTTCCAACCGAAACCACCCTGGGTGCCGATGGGGCGTCGCAGTGCCACCGATACCTGCTCACTCAGAGCCGCATCGGCACAGTGAGAAAGGGACGCATCAGTGACCGCCTGCTTGAACATGGCATGAGCCGTAGTGACCTCATCAAGCTTCGGCACAAGGATCAGTTTCGGGTTGCGGACACCAGCCGTGTTCAGATCATTGACCAGCGCACCAGTCCCCGACTTGCCGTCAATGACGATCTGCGCGGCGCCCTTCGAGCGCTCCTGAAGCCACTCGACCAACCACGTCGTTCCCTCGCTCATCGACACGTGCCGGACACCCGCAACATGCACAGGACCCTGCGCCGGGCGCACCGCAACAGCCAAAGCCACCTGGGACCCATCCGCCGAGAACTTCACGCCATACACGGTGCGACCCTCCGAAGGAATCGTCTCCGGGCTGATCGCCAAATTCCCCCAACGCTTCACGTCAAGCACCTGCTTCTCGGCGCTCTCCTCATCCCACACACCAAGGCCCTCACGGACAAACGACTCAGGCGTCATCTTCTTCTTCATGCGAAGAATCGCGGTCCTAGACGTTCGATGCGGGAACGACGGATTCGCCTTAGCAAGCTGCTCCCAGTCATCAGGATCAGCATCATCCTCAGCGCCCAGCTCCACATACAGTGCGTCCTTCTCCTCACCGGAGAGCGCCTGCCTGCGTGCCTGACTGAAAACCTCAGACGGATCAACCGGCTTCGGAGGTGTACCGATCATCACGACCAGGGCATTCTCAACACTGTTCGTCGCCGGCAACATGTCATCAATCGCCCGGTCAGTCAGGATCTGCGCCTCATCGAAAACCGCGATGCCAACCTTCGTGAAACCACGCCCGAAACCCTGCTCACGAGCTCCGAACATGATCCGAGAACCGTTCCGAAACCGGATCGACTGCTGCCCCGCGCCATTCGTCGGCTCATCCATGTAAGGGGCAATCTTCGGATTAGCAGACATGCCCTTCATGTCATCGAACGTCTCGTCAGCCGTTCTCGACCGATGCGCAGTCCACAACACCGTCAAGCCCGGGAACAAGATGCACAGCGCAAAAATGATGTGCCCGATCGTGAACGTCTTACCAACCTGGCGAGGAATCGACCACGTGATGCCGCCAATCGCAGCCGCATACAAGCCATCCGCACGCTTCGCCAACGTCAACTGACCGATGCCGTCCTGCCAGCGGTCAAAAGTGACACCCAGATCCGAGCACTTATCGCGCACCGCCGGCCACCCCGTGGAAACAATGCCCTCCGGGATCACTAGGTGCTTGGCGACCTCAGACAGCCTCGGGCCGGAATTGCTCATCGCTGGAGACTTCACTTTCGTGTGCCTCCTCAGCCCACTGCTTCCGCAGTGCCTCGATCTCCTTGCTGACCTCACTCAGACGCTTCGTCAAGGCGGCGAGATCTCGGGCTGACGTATTTTCGTCGTCCACGCGACTAGCAATGACCTTGCGCATCTGCAGCAACTCATCCAGTCGAGTACCGAACTCGATAGCGTCCGAAACCGAAGCAACCTTGCGCAAAGGCTTATCGTCAGGACCAACAGCGGTGAGCTTCGTTGCCATTTCGCCGCCCCCTCCTGTGGAAAAACCTGTGAATAGATATGCTCATTGCCTCTGGGAAAGGCGCGGGCGCGGGTGGGAGGGGGTCCCCCATCCCGGTGCTGTGAGTTTTCTGTGCGTTACCTGGACGCGGACGCGGTTTCACCACTGTTCGGCGTGTTCGGTCCATCCTGGTAGCGCGTTGTCAAGTGTTTTGCGTGGCCATTTGGCTGTTTTCGCGCCGAGTGATTGGTTGCATCGTCGGCAGCATGTGCGCAGGTTGGTGAAGGCGTCTGTGCCTCCGTGTGCGACTGGCACGATGTGGTCGACTTCTGCGCTGTTGCGCCGTCCTGCGTTGGTGTAGTCGAGCTTTATGCCGCATTCGGGGCAGTTGGTGACGCCGTCGCGTTGGTCGCGCCGCAGGACCTTGACGCGCAGGTTCTTCCACTTGGTTGTTGCGGTGCGCGGCGTTGGTTTGCGTGGCGGCACAGTGTCACCTCGTGTGCATGTGTGTCGCCCAGCCGTGGGGAGCGTGGCTCGACCCGATCCGGCTGGGCGACGGTTGGCGCGTTGCCTCTTCGTCCAGGCTTCCCGGCGCGTGGCTTCTGGGTTGGCTTGGGGGTTGTGGGGCTGGGCGCGTGGTTGGTGGGGTTTTAGTCGGTGTGGGTCCAGTCGTGCGGGAGGGTTGCGTCTGGGGTCCAGTGGGTGGGGCTGCTTGTGGTGGGGGCGTTACTCCCGGGGAGGACTCTCGGGGCTCCGTTGGTCACGGTGGCGGGGGCGTTGACGACTGTGGGGACCGTGACCGCGGGGTGCACTACGGACGCGCACTGGGGGCACCCGGGTTCCGTGCAGGGGTTATTCGCCATCTTCTTCGTCCCACTCGGGAGACATGATCGTCACTTTCGCCATTTCCAACATTCCTAGGAGGATCATCTTGTCCTCCTGCCCCTTGTGGCTCACGCCGTGGGTTGGGTGGCCTTCGCTGTCGAGGCTGTACACGATGGTGAGTTCCGCTATCGGCATCGCATTCAGGGCGTCGTGGTCGGCCATGTCCAGCCTCCTTGGGTGTCTTCCGGGCTGTACCTATCGGCTTGGTCCGGGCTTCCGCGTGGGTCTGGGTTGGTTCGGGTGGGTCAGGGTTGCGGCTGGAGTAGCAGGCCGAGTCGGTGTAGTCCGTCGTTAACCTCGGAGGTGATGTCTCCCACCAGGTAGGCGAGGGGTTCGTGGTCGCCTCGGAGGTGGTGGCGTGCTCTGCTGTCCCAGCTCCTCACGCAGTCCATGAAGTAGAACGCTGCGGCTGCATGGGTTGCTTCGTGTGCGACTATGTGGGCTGTGAGCTGCCCGATCCATAAGCGCATGACGACGATGGGCGCCTGTTCTGGTTGGGGCCATTGGTAGCTTTGCTGGATATCCAGTGCGCCGCCAATGGTGACTCCATGCGGGGGTTCTTCTCCGCGTGCATTCTTGACCGCTTCGGCCATCTCGTGCTGGTGCTGGTAGATGTGCACGAATACCTGGCGGCGGATGCCGGTTGCTGTGGTGGCGACTCGGAAGCGTGCCAGCATCGGTGCCTCCTCAGTCGGTGTACGGGCAGCCGTCGCGTGTGGGGTTGTCTTCGTTGTAGTGTGTCGCGAGCTGTTGTGTCGGTTTCACTTCACGCACGTAGCAGCCGCATGATGATCCGGGGTAGCCGTGTGCGCAGAGTAGTTCGGCCGGGCATTGCTTCATGGCCGGCCTCCCTAGAAGGTGAAGCTAGGTGACTGCTGTGCTACTGCATCTCTACTTGCGCGTGCGCCCTGGTCTGCGATTGCTTCGAGGTTCGCCAGGTCTACTGCTCCCCGGATGGATGCCTCGACTTCTGGGGAGATGGTTGGCCTTGGCTTGAAGTGGTAGGCGAAGTTGGACTCGATGGAGAACCGTGCAAGTTCTGCAAGCGTGTGCACTTGCTCTTCCCTCGCGGCCTTCCTGAGTTCTTCATTGATCTCGATGGAGCGTCGGCCTATCAGCTCAGCGAATGTCTCAGCCATGCCGCTCCTCCTGTTGGTGTGCGGCCCTCAGCCACGGTAAACCAGGGTGGGTTAGAGATGAGCCGAGGGCCAGTGCGCTTCCGGGGAACGATCCCGGCACCCATGAGGTGGACCTTCAAGCGCGATTCCTGCTACCTGTTGAACAGGTCTGATCCTTCTGGCATTGCTTCGCGGTCGCGCCAAGATTCACCGGGCAGGTTATCGGTGCCCTGGGTGTATGCCTGACGCTTGGCCCGCTTGAGAGTATGGATGAGCTTGTCGATGTCTTCGACACTCATGTCTACTCGTGCGGCGTCTCCGGTGTCGGACCAGCCCTCCGGGAAGATGCTGAGCTGAACCCAGCCAATCTTGTTCCATCCGACGACTGCTTGCTGCCCGGATGCGTCTGGGTGGTTGATCTTTTCGTGTGGCATAACGCCACCTTTCTGGTCTACTCGGACCACAGCAATGGTTCGAGTTGGATTGTTGACTGCTCTGAAGTACAGCGTCTCCCAGGCCGGAGTCGAACCGGCTTCATGCCCAGCTGCCGTAAGGCGCATGTTGTGTGCTGGTGCACTCCGAGTGCTATCTGAGAGTTGCGGGGGTGCCCGACGTGGCGGTGTGAGTCGTCAGCGGCGGGCGCGTCCCCACAGACGCATGCCCCGAGATGGGCACAAAAATAGGGCCGGGAGCAATGCTCCTCAGCCCTTCGATACTTCAACCAACCTACGGTCTAGCATAGGTCACTTGCCCGCGATTGTCTATGCGGCTTTCTCGCGCAGTCCCCCGCGTCGTTTCTTGACCTTCTCGCGGGCTTCGAGGACTTGCGCGGGTGAATACAGGTGGACACGATCGGCAATCCTGCAACGTGCGGCTTGCAGGTCTCCGTCCTTGGCCCATCGTCGGGCTGACCTGGGGTCGACCATAATCTTGGCTTTCCTGAGTAGCTTGACGATTTCGGATAACGGCGCTTCGATTCCCGTGGCCTGGGCTACGGCTTGGGCCTGTACATCTTCAACGATGTAGGTGGCTCCACACGTCCTGCATCTAGCCTCTGTGTCGCCGTCTCGGGCTTTAATCATCTCGGGGCACCTCTGTCCTTCAATGACGGTTCCGCATCGTCCGAGCAGGATTATGTTGGGTGGCAGGTCGATGGCGACGAGCAGGTAGCGGGTAGCTTCTGATAGCTCCCGGAGCATCTCTCCGGCGTCGTCGCGTTTCTTGATGAGGTCGACGCTGAGTCGCAGGTATGTGAGCGGTTCGAGACCGCGCACGTGGGGGTCGGTGTCGTCTTCGAGGATGACCCGCGCCCATTGGTGGATAGCTTCCACCAGTGTGCGTTTCCGCATACTGGCTTCGAGGTTGAGTGGCGCTGCTGACCCGGCGGCTGGGTCGTTGGCGCCTGCTCCCCCGCCTAGCTGGTCGAGTTTGGCGATGGTGTCGTCGGCGTCTTCGAGGGTGCCTGGCAGGTCGGCAAGGAGGCGGCGCAGGTCGGCCTCGTGTTTGGCACAGAGGGTGATTCCGTCGGCGGTTGGGGCGTGGCAGTGGGTGCAGGTCATGGGCGTGGCTCCTTTGGTCGTGGGCGGATGGGCGCGGTGAATCCGACACGGCGGTGGTCTTCGTAGTTGTCGCCTTGGTCGCGGTTGTAGTGGGCGTTGAGTTCGTCGGGTTCGTGTTGCCCTGATCGTTCGACCATTGCGTCTGCGCCGTCCGGTTGTGGTCCTGGGTCTTCTTCTGGGTTGTTGATGGCTTCGGCGTGGGCTTCGATGAGCACACACACTGCGCGGTAGAGCCGCCTCACATCCCTACCGCCTTCCCGATGGCCCAGAGCGCCCAGAGTGCGGCGGTGGTGCTGATGGCGGCGGAGGCGAGGAACGCGGCGGCGCGGAGGGCTCGCTGCGTGGCGGTCATGGCTGAGGCTCCCTCGCCTCGACGTGGGTGAGGGCGATTCCGCCGGCGTAGTCCTCGACGGACACCATTGCGCTGTGACCGCCCATGACCCATGCCGGAGTCCTGGTCTCGGATTCACGCCCGGGGCCGCTTTTCGTCCACGGCCAGAACAGCACCGGCGTGCCGATGGGGTGTTCAGCATTGAATTCATCGACGGCCTTCTGGGGCTTCTTGCTCATGTCGTGCTCCTTAACGCGGAAAGCGCCCTGTGCGTGTGCGTGGGGCGCTGGGTGGGTGTTTGTGTGTCTGGCGGCTACGGGGCCGCTGGTGGCCTATTCGTAGGCCGGGGTGAGGGTGATCTCCGCGTGTGGGGCTTCCCCGTCGCGGACGTAGCGTTTCCGGGCGTCGATGTGGGTGATCTGTGAGTCGTTGCGGAATGGGCGGGGCAGGCCTTGGAGGTCGCCTTTGTCGAGGGTGAGCGCGTCGCCGCAACTCCTCGCGAGTTTGTCCGTATCGGGTGGCACCGTATGCGGCAGGTCCCGAAAGCTGGGCTTGATCACCCCGGCGTTGCGGCCTGTCCCGTAGTGCCCGTCCGGCCTCGGCAGCACGAACACGACCCGCATGGACACGGCGCCCTCGATGGTCTGGGAGCCTGCCTGGCGAACGTACTCGGCGCGCACCCGGTTCCGCCACGGCTTGAGGTCGTCCCGGTAGACCATCCGGCCCTTACCGAAGCTACGCATGCTGCCCTGCGGGATGGGTGTGCCTGGGACGCGGATCGTGATCATGGGCAATCACCTCGCTCGGTTGCCACGATCCGGTCGATGACGTCCATCATTTCGTTGGCTCGGCGTTCCATCTCGCGGGCTCTCTTGGCGTACTCCCGGATGTTTGAGATGTCACGTTTGATCTCGTAGTAGTTCCGCTTGGTGCTGATGCAGTTTTGGCCGGTCATGCGGGCCAGCGCGTTGAGCTGTTCGAGGTGAAGCTCTCGGACGGCCCGCCATTTGTCCTGGTATGTGGGCAGGCCCTCATCGAACGTGACTGGATCGTTCGCCTTATCGCTGACGACTCTCAGTGCTGGGCGTTCACTCATCCCCCGGCCTCATCGATAGCGCGGCGGATTCGGCGGGCGGCGTCTTCGTAGGCGAAAGCTGCGCCTTGCATTCGCGCCCAGGTGGCATCTATCTGCCCGTAGCTAGAGCTACGCGACTCCTCTGCGGCCTGATTCAGTTCGCCCACCAGGCCGCTTGCGGCTTCCACTTGCGCGTTCCTCAGCGGCAGGGCGTTCCATGAATGGGCTAGGCGTTCGGCCTGCGGGCCGTGCATCCCGTCGGCGACCATGTGTGAGTAGCCGAGCAGTCCGGCGTCTTCGTCGTGCTCCTCGAATGCCGCGACGCCACGCTCTCCGGTCTCAGGCATCACCTCGACTGTCAGATACAGGTACGGGTAGGCGTTGATGATGCGGCGTTCTTCTTCGAGTGTGCGTTCAAGGTCAGTCATCGGAAACCTCGTTCCAGTCGTTTTCACGGTTGAAGCCGTTCATGTTGTTGAGCTTGCCTCCAAGCACTTGGACGGTCATGCCCTCTTTCCATCGCATTTTTGAGTCGCTGTCGGGCTCTGTGATGGCGACCGGATCGCTGGAGTAGTCAACGCACCCATGGACCAGCCGCGCTATCAGGTGGATGTTTTCGATGGTGATGGTGGCGACTTCCACGCGCCGGGTTTGGACGCGCTCATATGTGGTGAACAGGTCGCTCATGCTCCTTCTCCTTCGATTCGGAATCCAGCGGCGCGGAAGATTTTGTCTACGGCGTCTTCGTAACGGTCACTTCCGCTATGCACGTCCCACAGCCATAGGGCGCGTATTGCTTTGGCTCGGTTTCCGGCGGTGACGGTGGTGGGCTCGGCGTCACGGGCCATGAAGCCGGCGATGAAGCCAGCTCTCATTGCCTGGTATCGCTGGCCAAGAGCTGACCTGAGACGCTCGCTCGGCGGCGGGTACTGCTCCAGAGCCAAGGCGTCAGCGCGCTCGTTCGGCGTGCGGGTGTCGTTGGTGGTCATGGGTGCCTCTCTCGGGTGGTCATCGGTGGGGGTAGTCGTCGGGGTTGCGGTCGAGTAGCTTCCCGGCCGCTTGGAACTTGAGCAGGACCCGCCGGGGCATCTTTCGCTTGTCGATCTTGGCCGGGGGCAGCTGGTGAGCCCTGAGTCGTTCTTCGTATTCGAGCCGCTCCTGGATTAGGTGGCCCAGTGTCCCGATGCCCAGGGGCGGACGGTCGGGGTTCTTGGGGTCGTACTTGCGGTAGTACCCGTGGGCCGCGGTGAGTGCTTCCCCGAATGTGGCGGGGGCGAGCACGTCATGCCACAAGGTGACGTTGGCCGGGGTGACCTGGATCCGTGCGTCGGCGGACTGGTTGAGGTGCGTGATGAGCGCGGACACCAGGGGTCGGACCATCTGCTCGTCGTCCCGGATGCTGCGGATATCGATTGGCTCTGGTTCGGGATCTGGTGGGGTCACTGCTCGAGCTCCTTCTGGCGTTGCTGCTCCTGGTACTCGCGGAGCTCATTGGCGACGAGGTTGGCGCCCTGGGCGTAGCGGCGTTCGGCGGCTGACTGGAACTGCTGTGGTCGGCCCTGTGGTCGCTGTGGCTCCTGGGACTTGAGGCGCAGCTGGTCGTACCTCTCGCGAAACTTTGGCAGGGACAGGATGTTGGTCTTCCAGAACCCGTCCTGCTGGCACCAGTCGATGATCCGGTGGATCTCTGCCTCTGGTCGCTTGTCTCGATCGAGGAGGAGCCGTGCCGAGTCGAGCCACGCCTTGGGTGGCGTATCTGGCACCTTGTTCTCGTTCTCGATGAGCCGTTGGCGCAGGTGGACGTAGATGCCTTGGATGTCCTCGCGGGCATTCGGGTCTGGTCTCTCCGGGTCCGGCGTCGCGTCAGCGACTTCGGACGAAGAAGTACCTGCTCCCCTGCTCCCCTGCTCCCCTGCTCCAGCACTGAATTCCCGTTGAGGGCTCAGTGAGTCGTCAGTGAATGGGTCGTGAATGGTGGTGCCTGGCTGGTCTGACCTGGGGAAACGTGGATCGGCAGGCCTGTTGATGCGCTGATGTTCGGCCCAATTTACGATCTCCAGGAGGGGCTTCCCCTCGCCGCTTGAGTAACGCCTAATGACCTTCAATTCATGGAGCTTGCGAAGTGCGTTTGAGACGTCACTGAGGACTCCATGAGGGTTCACTGAAAGATCATGCGCGAAGAGATCGGCGGCGATGAGTGATGCCTGATCTCTTCCGACGCCGTTGTCATCGACGTATGACCACAGGCCGATGAATAGTAGGCGCTCCCAGTGGGAGAGCTGACTGATCGTGTCGGATCTCCAGAATTCTGGCTTGATGCTACGAATGCGCATGAGCGCTCCAATCGGGTCGACGCTGGACATTCCAGATCGGCTGTTGTTGAGCGATGCACTGGGATTCCCAGCGCCGGACGGATACTTGGGCCTCGTCTCTGCCGGCGCCCTGCACCCGCCAGAACTCGAGCAGGCGCACGCTGGGCCACCATGCCGCTCGCCGCCGGTGCTCGGTGAGCCTGTTGCATGGCGATCCAGTGACGCCTACATAGAGGAGGTGTCCGTGCTTGCCGTAGGCGCGATAGAGGTATTCGATGCCGTAGCCCATAGGACAGGCGTCATCCCATGACTTCCGGTTCTCAGGGTTCACCTCTACATCCGCCCAGAACTCAGGCTTGATAATCGTGATGCTCATAGTGGTGTCTCTCTCGGGGTTTGTAGGGTGCGGCCTTTATTGGCCGGGTTTAAGGTGTGGGGCTGTTTTGTTCGCGCTGCCGTTTGTCTTGGTCTGCGCGGATTTCGCGGGTGAATTGTTGTGATTCGCGGAGTCGGGTTTCGGTGGAGGGTCCGGCGTGTTTCCCGAGCCAGATACAGAGGGCGATGGCGGCGAACCATAGGCCGATGAAGTAGATGGGTATCCATGGGACCTGTAGCCAGATCATGCGGCCCACAGCCCACCAGTTGGGACGCCACGGTTCCGGCGTTCAGTGAGCCATTCCTGGGCACGTACAGCGGCGCTACGCAGCTGCTCGTCACTGGAATCGAGCCCGTGGATGACCACAGGTTTTGGTGGCGGATCGTACCGAGTGAATGGTTCGCCGAGTTGTTTGCGCAGCCGGTAGCAGTTGAAACACAGGCCATGGGCGGCGTGCGGGACCGTGTTTGGGTGGTCTGCGGCGAGGTCTTTCTGGAGTCGGAGTCGTCGTCCGCAGTCTTGGCAGGGTTCGCCTCGTGTGGGTGAATACTTCGGGCGTGTGCTCATGGCTGTTCCCGTGGGCTGGTGTGGCGCTTCTTGGGTGCGGTAGCCCGGTCCTGCATGGCGCGAAGGTCAGCGCGGTGGTGTGGGCACTCGTGGCGGTGTCGGCATACTCCGTGTGGGTTCCAGCAGCAGCCGCGCTTGCATGGCGTGTCTCTGAGGTCGATCAAGGGGTTCTCCTGGGTATAACAAGGCCCGGTCCCTCGAGATGAGGAACCGGGCCAGGTGGGCTGTGGGCTAAAAGGGTGGCTCGTTGTTGTCCGGGGTGCCCCAGGAGCCGCCGCCGGAGGTTTGTCCTCCCCAGGGGTCCTGTGGCTGGTCGTTGCCCCAGCCGCCTCCACCGGTGCCAGCGAAGCCGCCCGTAGTGGACGCTCCCCCGCCGCTGTCGTTCTTGGGTGCCCACTTCGAGAGTGCGGGGCCGATGTCGTCCACCTGCATCTCTAGGCTCTTCCCTTCTTCGCCCTCCTTGGTCGTGAAGAAGCGGGTCTCGATCCGGCCCCAAGCGATGACCATCTGGCCCTTCTGGAGACGTTCGGCTGCCTGCTCTGCGTGGTATCCCCAGAGGGTCACGCGCAGGAAGGTGGCGCCGGTCTTCTGCCACCGGTCCTGCTGGTCTTTGCGCCCGTGGTCGACGGCGATGCTGAATGATGCCCGGGCCTTGTTGTTCTGTCCGAAGACGAGCTCTGGGTCGCTGGTGAGTCGGCCTGTGACTTTGGACTGGATGCTTGTGACGCTCATGCGGACACCCCCTCGTAGGTCGCGGTGAAAATACTGGGCTTGCACGGATAGAACTCGCCCTGCACGCCTCGAATGATCCAGTCGCCCCATGCTGCGTTCATGTCACCTTCGAGCGTGTGGATCGTGAGCCCGAATGGTCTGCGCTCTCCATCAATCTCGAAGTCGCGGAATCCGTGGCCCATCATCCATCCGGCGATCGCAGACAGGCTCAGGTCCCCTTGCACTTGCATCGCTTCGATCTCGACGGGCTTCTTACGGAACTTCTGTGGCTTACTCATGGCTCCCCTTTCAGGGCATAGAAAAAGCCCCGACTGTGCGGGGCCTGATGGTGTGGGGTGGGTGGTCAGTGGGTGCGTGCTGGGTAGCGTGCGTCTAGTGCTTTCGACTCGGCGCGCCGGGCCTTCTCTCTGTGTGCATTGACGGCGCCGAGGTAGCGGACCACGGTCTCGGCTTGCTCCTGCACCGCGGCCAGATACTTCGGGTCCTCTGGGTCGTAGGCGGGCCGGGGTTCATTCAGCAGCGACAGCGAGAATGCTTCCCACACCTCGGGCACCTCGAGCTCTGCGATGAGCGCCTTTACCTTTCTCTGCATACGGGCCATCGCCTCGGCCAAGCGATCGAATGAAGCCTTAGCCTTCTTGGCGGAGGCCATGAATCCGGAGAAGTCAGGCATCACGTTCACATAGGCGGTGCTGATCTCAGCCATCACAGCTCCTTCCGGCTTGGCATGACGTTCAGTGAGGCGGTAAACCACACGCTGTCGAGGGTGATCCGGGCCTCCTCGGCTGGAAGGACGGTCACGCGGGACCCTGGGGTCGGGGCGAGAGTGGTCATGAGGTCGGCTCCTCTGCTGCTGGTGCGTTGAGCTTGTCGATTGCGATCTTCAACTTGCCGGCCTCGTCCGCGGTGATCTCGCGGGGGTCGTTGAGGGTGCGCTCCAACTGCTGGGATGCCCAGATGAGGGTCGCCCCGAAGTCGCCCTCAGACTTGGACATCAGGTACTCCCACTGGGCCTGCGTGATGGTCGCAGGGCGGGGCGCCTGCTCTTGGATTGGGTTGACTGTGACGGGCTTCGTCTTGCCCTGGGCGGCGCGTGCTTGGACGATGCGCCGCTGGTCGATGTGGGACAGGTGGCTGATCCTGATCCCACCGGGCGATTCCTTGCCGAACTTCACCGACATGTCGGCGTACAGGGTGACCTTGCGGCCCTTCCATTCGTTGGCCTCGTCTCCCCAGCATCCGACCAGCACGTCCAGGACTGATCCCGGCGGCCGCCAGACCCTGCCTTCCCCTTCCTTGAGGTGGATCTCGTAGGGCTGCTTGTGCCCGTTGTCCGGCTTCTCCTCCACCTTGGTGATGGTGAATGTGCGCGGACCGTCTGCCAGGTCTTCTGCGCTCCACTGTGTGGAATCGCGTTTGATTTTGATCTTCATCTCCTGCCCTTTCTGGTGCTACAACTTGAGTCGGATGGGTGCGTCGAAGTCGATCCGCGGGGCGACGGGCATCCCCTCGCCGGCCTCGCGGTAGGCGTCGGTCAGGCGCTGAGCCTCGGTCTTGAAGTGGCGCGCCGCGGTGGCGATGGCCTCCTGCCAGGCTGGGTCTGGGTAGACCCGCTGGATGTAGAGCGGGTGGCCGCCGCAGTAGGAGACGAAGTCCATCCACTTGCGATCCGAGGTGAAGAGGCCGGTCTGGATCTGGGCCATGTACTTGCTGGGCACACGGTCTTCGATCATGGTCTGCACGTGGGACTTAGCCCGTGGCGCCTTGATCTCTATGGCGCCTTCGTCTTCCACCAGCCCGTCAGGTGACCAGCCGATTCTCAGGTCGTCCTCTTCGCGCAGGATGAAGCCGATCTCCTCCACCTCGACCCCCATGTGCCGGGAGTAGAGGTCGCGGGCGTATGGCTCCGACATGGTTCCGCGCTCCATGTCCGCGCTGGTGAAGTTCTCCTCCACGTAGCCGGTGATCTGCTCGGCCACCAGGTGAGCGATGAGGGCACGAGACGTGTCGTTCTTCGCCACCTTGAGCGTCGAGGAGGTGATGAGCTGGCCGGCCACGCTCGCGGTGAGGACACCGGCGCGTACCTGCAGCCATTCATCCGTACCTTGGATGAGATCTCGGTAGGGAGTGATGGTCATGCGCGCACCTCGGCCTGCTCGACACGGATGTCGAACCCGTACCCGTAGTAGAAGGGGTTGCCCGAAGACCACCCGACCTGCAGCTCGAGAACGTCACCGGCATCCGCGTAGATGTGCCAGTGCTCATATCCGCCCGCCGTGCGGACACCGGTGATGATGTGGTCGACGCTCGGCAGGTGCTCGGTGATGCCCTCCAGCTCGGTGTATGCGCAGCAGTCGTCCGTGTCGGCGAGGGTGACTTCGCGCCCGTCGTCCAGCGTGAGTGCAAGCACTTCACGTGTCGTTTTCATCCAGGTGCCAACCTCGCGTTCGGCCTTCTCTGCCTTCACGATTCGGTGTCCGATGACGTTCTCAGCGAGCGTCTTGACGTTCTCCGGCATGGTGCCGTCGTCTGCATCCGTGGGGTCGAAACCCTGCTCTTCGTAGTTCATGGTGTGCTCTCTCTCGGGGTGGGGTTCAGCGTGTGGGGTGGGGTTCGGTGAGTTCCGCGACGATGGCGCAACCCACACAGGTGATGGGGATGAGGGTCCAGAGGCCCGCGTAGAACGGGATCTGGGCAAAAAGAATGGCCCCCACTGCGAGGAGTGGAAGCCATAGGAGAAGCAGGCGGCGAAGGTGGAAGGGCGGGCTCATCAGAAGTCGTCCTCTCCGAAGGCGTATTCACCCTCATATCCGTCGCGGCCGAAGCGTTCTTCGGGAGACTTCGCGCCGACGTTGTACTTGTCGTAGTAGCCGGTCTTGTTGCGAACCTTGGCGCGGCGCTTGCCCTCAGCGGACCGAACGGGCCACTTCGCTACACGGTGGCCCTCCTCGGATCGATGCGTGCTAGCCGCGTTCTCTCCGATTAGCCGGGGGTTGCAGCCGGCAGTCAGGCATCGCCAGCGCTCACTCATGCCACGTCCCTTTCTTGTTCCCAGCGGCTTTCGGCCAGGCTGTCTGCGCGGTCGCCGTCGTGGTCTCGTGGGCAGTCCCCGTCGCAGTCATCGGGTCCGTGCTCGTCGGGCCAGCGTTTCTGCCAGTCGATGAGCGCAGCTTCGAGCTCCCGGATCTTGACCAGCACGCCGTCTGATTTCTCAGTGAGGATGGACGCCTCGTGGTGTGCGAGGTCGCGGTCCTCTGTGATGGCTTCCTTGTGTGCGGCGATCACTTGGTTTCGGAGATCCTGCAGCTCGGCGCGGGCAGTGTTCGCCGCGTCCGTGGTCTCGATATAGCGGGTCATGCCGTCAGCTCCTTGGGCGCTTGGCCGCATATCTTGCATGGGGTGCGACCGATTAGTGGGTGCAGTAGGGCGCAAATCAGATGGCTCATGAGGTGGGCTCCTCTGCTCGCTTGAATCCCAGGGCGGTCATGGCGGCGTCGGCCTGGCGGAGTGAAGTCAGGTGTACGTCGACATCGAGGATGTTGTGGTCGATCTGGCAGCGAATCTCTCGGGCGGTTTCATTCCGCTGCGCCTCCCACTGGTCGGCGGTGAGATGGAAGACCTCATCTGCGCCCGTCTTATACGCGGTCCGTAAACCGAGGTTCTTGCTCAGCACATCGGGATCGTCACTGTTGATCTCCAGTGGATACCAGTGCGCGACCCGGTCCTGGATCTGCTCTTTTCGTGTGCTCATCGTGTGGCTCCTGTCATTACGTTGGTGGTGGCCTGTTCCCCTGTTGGGTCCGGGTAGCCGATTGCTGCGACGAGCTGCTCTGGGGTCATGCGGATCAGTGCCCCCATATGGCGGTTGATGAATGAACCGGTGAGGTGTGGGTAGTTCTCGGCCAGCAGTGACTCTCGTGCTAGTCCGTTTGGCTGGTCTTGCAGGTCGTAGAGGAAGTCCTCGACGTGTTCGAGGGCGCGTTCTCGGGGTCTGGTTGGCATGTGGGTACACGTCTCCTATCTCACGTGCGCTACACCTAGCGTCACGGCCTGCGTCCGGGGACAGGCGATCTACGGACTGGGGGGTGGGGGTGTGCCAGTGCCCGGCTGGCAGTTATGGGGCGGGGTGTTCAGGAGGCGAGTGCTTTGGCGAGCCATTCGCGGCTGCGGGGAACGTACTTCCCTGCCCGTCGTCGGCGGTGTTCTTCGATCGCCTCGGAGGGGATACGCCACGGGGATTGCTTCTTCTCCCGGAGACGGTATGCGCCGCGGAGTTCCCCGTCTGCGCACATTTTGCGGATGGTCGCGGGGGTGGTGTTGAGTGCTTCGGCGCCTTCGGATGCAGTCAGGTCGGTCATGGTTGCGCTGCCTTCCAGACGCGGATGACACCGCCGCGTCGCGATTTGGTGTGCGAGAGGGTGAAGCCTTCCTGGGTGATTGCGCCCCTGTTGTGGGCTGCCCGGAATGCGATCCCGATCCAGTTGCAGTGCTCGGGCTCACCGATCATGCGACGGAGGTCTTCGGCGGTGAACGTCTGGCCTGTGCGCTGGTAACGGACAACCAGTGCGTCGATGGCGGTGTGCGCGTCGTACATCCAATCCCGCTTCGGATCGACGCTGAGGACAGCCGGGGCGCTCATGAGCTGGCCCTCTCGAGTGTTGTGATGGTCAGGCAGGGCCAGGCCGAGGTGGAGTATCCGACATCCAAGATGTGCTCGCCGTCATCCGGGCCTTCCTCCACGCGCTTACACTCTTCGCAGAGGTCGAACGTGGTGAGTAGCGCGGGGTCCATGTCGTCGTCATAGTCGAGAGCCTGTTCGCGGCTGTTCCAAGACACCTCGGGGTTCGACTCGTGGATCCAGCGCGTCTCTTTGCGATGCAACTCGAGCACCGCATCCACCTGCTTCTGAGCTTCCTGGGCGTTCGCCTCCCACTCGCCGCGTTCACGCTTCGTGAGGGCAAGGTTGCTACGCAGGTCGTCGGCACTCATTACGCCACCGCCTTGGACTGCTCGGCCATATGGTGCCATTCGGAGAGCTTGACCTCTTCCCAGAGGCCCAGGTCTATGTCGCCGACGATGACGCCGCCAGCGTTCGGCGCGAAGGGACGGATCTTCCCGCCTTCCAATGGGATGGTCAGGTAGGCGTACCAGTCGCTCCCGACCTGCTTGATCTGCCAGGGCTGCATGTACCCGTCGCCGAAGATCATCTCGTCCAACCCTGGTGGCTGGTGGCGCTTATAGGAGTGCTTGGCGAACTCTTTGTCGATGGCCTTGCCTTCTGCGGTGCGCTTTGCTGGCATCATGGCCCGCGTCTTGGAGTCTCGGCGGAACCCTGGCGCCGGCTCGTCGTTCCAGTTGACCGGCATGTAGCCCGTGATGCGGATCGACAGTGGCATGGCGTTCCAGACTGCGATGTCCTTGCCGTATCGATCCTGCATGGACTCGAGATATCGGCAATAGCTCGCCCAGCGCTTGGCACGGTCCTGCTCCCATTCCTCCACGAGTTCAGGCTGCTTTGCTTTGAAGACGATCGTTGGCTGCTTGCTCATGCCTTGACTTCCTTGTGTGTTGTGTAGCGCTCGACTGTATATAGATCGTCAGCAAAGAGCCGACTCCACTTCTTGATGCCTAAAATTTTCAAAAGGGCAGCGGCGACGTCGCGTCGCACCGTCACCTGGTCCCCATTTGCGAGGTTGTTGAGGGTGGACTTGCTCGCGCCAAGCTCCGGTCGACGATTCTTTCGAAGCTCTCTGCGCAATTCATCAGACAGGGTGCGATAGCTGTAACCCTGATCCTCAACCAGTTCCGCGAATCGGTCAGCGCTCTTCAATCGCACCTCCCGAACTTCTACTTTTTTGATCACCCTTAGCTCCTTTCCCTGTGTCCAGCGTTGCTCACAACTGTATACGCAACTGGACGCAGTTGTCCAGACCTTTGGAAAGATATTTCCGCACCAGTTAAGGAACTGCCGTAATCACAGGCATGTAACTTCTGGACACCCAGGTAACCTAGTGGCTTGCCAGAAGGTGTCCAGCCAGCAGAAGGTTGCGGAGTGACAGACAAGCTCACGAGCCGTTTACGACAGGCTCTAGTGAGGGCCGGTTATACGGACTCCCGAAACGGGAACCCGTCCATTCGAGCTCTCTCTATAGACCTGGGTCTCAACAACTCCAGGGTCTCTCGCTACTTCTTCCACGGAAGCAAGATGCAGCTGGACGCACGCAAGCAGATAGCCGAGTCCCTCGGGATGGAGCTATCCGAACTGGACTCAGAAGTTTCCGAAACTCGGGTGGATAGCTACTCCCCCCCGAAAGAGGCAAACCTTCTAACTCCTCGCGAACGTCGTCTAGTCAATGACCTCATCCATGTACTAGCAACACGACGCACAGAAGACGAGGAGGTGACCGGCAATGACAACCCGGCCCCCATAGCTAAACCGGACGACAAGGTTGCGCAATTGCGACCTGAGCGTCCGGTGACACGGAAGTTCACCCCTCGCTGGGAACGAGATGAAGACGCAGCCAGCGAGGGCGAGAAGGGTATCGGCGTCGGCGAGATCCCCGACGAAAGTACCTAACCATGTCCATGCCAGGCACTACGGTTGTGTGGCATGGACCTCGAAGACATCGCACACGCGCTCGGCGTGCGAGTGGTCAGCAAGATCCCATCCGGTCAGCGGTGGGGCTCGTACTGCCACCGGACCCGAACTATTCGTCTACACCCAGAAATCGCGGCACTCCAGCGGCAGTACGTGCTTGCTCACGAGATCGGGCACCACTACTACGGGCACACCGGATGTGACCCACGCTGGGAGTGGGAAGCTGACGTGTACGCCGCTACCATGCTCATACGCCGGGATGACTGGCGGAGAGCCACTCAGATTCACGACCGTGTAGAAGCAGTCGCAATGGAACTATCTGTGCTCCCGAAAGTAGTGCGGATCTATCATTCACACTTGGAGGCATCATGTTAGGAAGTCGCAAGGGCCTGCGTGACATCAACAAGGGCATTAACGACATGCGGTCCGGAGCCCGCCAGATCAAGTTAGCTGGATCTCCACCAGAGAAACAGATCCCTCTGCTCATCGAGGAGCGCGACGCTCGTCTCAAGGAGTCGGAAGGCGCACGCTCGAAGGCCTACGGGTTTGGTGCGAAGCGATTCGTCGAACAAGCAGAGCGTGCCGAGCATGAGGCGGCGAAGGCTCAAAAACAGATCGACAAGCTTGTGGCCGAGAACCCGCACGTTCAACCTGTACGGAAGCGCACCTTTATGGAGTACACGGAGGCCCTCAACAAGGCTGACGCTGAATCGAAGCGGCGGCACAAGGAGGGCGTCATCAGTCGGGATCAGATGCGACAGGAGATGAAGGACAATAAGGAACGGGAGAAGACCGAGCCTGTCGACATCGACCCCGTAGTACCCGTCGGGCAGTCCGTCCCCGAGCGCCTCGAGTCGCTGCGGACGCTCTTGGACCAGGGCGTGGTGTCAGAGGCCGAGTACGCAGCTCAGCGTGCTCGTATTATCGGTGACATGTAG